TGGTCACATACTTCTTTGTTCAGTCTATGTAGCATCGTAGTTAGCCTCTTCTACTCGTTCACGTAACTTAGAGGTAGAGTACCCGTGGTTACGTCTGTTGTAGTGTACGTAGTGGGTTAAACCCTTACCCGTATACAGTGTACCCTCATACTCCTCGCCTATGATGCGGATGTCAATCTCTTCTGCTAACAAAATCTCCTTTAGCTCGTCCTCTGTAGAGTACACGACAACCTTGTCTACATACTCTATTGCCTCTAGCTGTATCTGACGCTCTACTAGGCTCTGTACGGGCTTATTCTTGCCCTCACGCTCAATGCTAGGGTCAACATGCAACCCTACTATAAGGTAGTCACACACCATGTCAGCTTCCTTAAGCATTAACACATGACCTGCATGTAACAGATCAAAACACCCTGCTGTAAATCCTCTCATTGTACTTTCTCCTTCACTGGTGAACTGGACCAACACTTAATCGACATCCAGTCAAAGTTATAGTTATCTCCTATGTGGTCAAACGCAGCCCAGTAACATGCTGCATCCCTTGAAACTTCATCCCACTGCCATACACAAGGTATGTCAACTATACGGAAGCTCCCTACATTACCACAGTGGAACCTCATCTCTACATCTACATCGACAGTCAGGTTAGTGCAACGATCAATCATCTCGTTCTCCTTTTGTTTATACGAATCACTCTAGTCATTTTCCATCGGGGGGTCAAGTCATTTTCCATCGGGGGGCCTAAATTCCCTCGGAGGGGTCATTTTCCATCGGAGGGGGTACGGTCATTTTCCATCGGGGGGGTCATTTTCCATCGGAGGGGGTCTGGCGTGGTAAATCGGCCACAGTGGCATTTTGGCAACGTGACATTTTTGCCTCTTGACGTGACATTTTGGACACAGTGACATTTGAGCAACTGATTCGCGTAAAACATAAATACCACACTTGACGTGACATTTCTGCAACGTGACTGATTCGCAACACATACGAAAAAGCGTGCTTGTGTTATTTATACAACGTGACATTTAAGCAACGTGACACAAAAGCATGATTCGGTAAACTTGTCACAATGCCGCATTGACAAGCGTATTCACGATTCGTTCCACTTTTTATGGGTATGTGATTTTTGCATAGCAGCCATGCGTTTACTGCATAGCTATTTCGATTCGGCATCCCCCATTTTATATCTGATTCGCCCCGATGAAGTCCATAGTGATAATTATGCAACGGCGACAAAAATAATGATCGGCAATAGCAGAAAACGCTTAAGCCCGCGAATCACTTTTTTGATATAGGACTAGGCAAAACTCTAACGGCGTTCTAAGGGGCGTTTTAGAGCTTCCCAGATGCTATTGACGAATCGTTTTGGTATAGATAGCGCGCGCCCGTCCGCGATTCCCTATATACTCAATATAGTTTTGGCCTTGATCGTTTTAGGGCTTGTCACCCGTTCGAGAATAGCTCAATAGTTACTTATCAAGCGGTTTTTAATACGGGCGATTCGCGCCCTGCCGCTCAACTCGGTCCCCGAAAGGTTCCAACTATGTCTACTTTTATTACCTCTACTCAAATCCGCCTCATGAACGACGTCATGGAAATTGTGCGCTCTTACAACTTAGACGCCGTTGGAATCTATCCAACTGACACAACGGCTAAATATATTGTTTCAACTTGCAATGCGAGTTTTCAGACTGCCAATATTTATGATGGCACGCTAACGCCAACTAGCGATTTAGATTTTAACACTTTCGTAGCGGGGCAAATATAATGACTCGTTTGTTGTTGCTTGGCTACGCAATCGCCGCGTTTCACGTTGGCGCGTCCACGACGTTCTATCCTGAGGGCGTATTGTACGAAAACGCTTATCTAAATTATTGGTTAGACTATGGAGTCGCGCAATGAGTATCTTGGCCGCTTGTCTTATCGTTGGCGTATCGTTCGCCTTGCCCTTGTCCTTAGCTCTATGGTGGAATCTATGAAACATGAAATGAAATCCCGCGCCCTGATCCGTTCTATCTTGCGCGACGCAAGGGCTAACGAGTCAACTCTTGTGTTCGTAGATTATGACGGCGATTGCCTAAACGAGTCCCAACTAGAACGCGACATATTAGACGCCGTGTTTAGCGTCGACGAGTCCCAAATCATTATTATCGACCTGCATACGCAAAGGACACTCGGAACAATCTCTATTGTTCTCGACTACGACTCAGAGCCTTGCGAGATTATCCAAGATTTTAGCGCGAACGCTTATACTGAAACCCTAGTAAGAAAAGCGGAGTCCAAGATATGACACGTCAAACAATTATCTTGTATCGCGGCCCTAGTCTTATCAACGGCAAGCCGATTGTGGCCCTTGCGCAGTCCGAGTCCACTAATTCTAAGACTGGTAACATGGTTCAAACCTTTATCTTGTCGGACGAAATGGACCCACTGACGGCGAGTCGTACTGGCGCGGATGAATCTATTTGTGGCGCTTGTCCACATAGAGGCACGGCAAACGATAACGACAAAGGGCAAGCAACTAATCGGACTTGCTATGTCACCTTAGCCCACGCGCCTTTGGGTAAATATAAAGCACTGAAAAAGGGCGTCTATGGTAACGCCGTGGCAAGTCGTCAAGAGATTGTGGCGTTCGGTGCTGGTAAGGGCGTCCGCTTAGGTACGTATGGCGACCCGTGCGCCGTAGATAAGGGCATATGGCAATCCCTGACAAGCCGCGCAGAATATCAAACGGCTTACACACACGGCGCTGTTAACCCATGGCCGCAAGGTATTATGTCCAGTGCTGACAGTGCATCGCAAGCGAAAGATATGTGGGATAAGGGCGAACGGACATTCCGAGTCGTTGCCAGTGTGGCCGATATTATCAAGGGCAAGGAAATCTTGTGTCCCGCTAGTCAAGAGGCTGGCCGCAAAGCAACTTGCGCAACGTGCAAACTATGTGGTGGCTCAAATATCTTGGCTAAGTCGGTGGCGATACCTGCCCACGGAACATCTAAACGCAAGGCTAAGGAGCTAGTAGCATGATCGACCAATATGTTGAGGATAACCGACTATATTTCTACTCAACCATACAAGGCGAAGAGACGGCGTTCGAGTCCGATATGTCCCAAGAACACGGCGCGTTGATAGAAGCCGTTATTATGTCAGGCCCACGCAAGGGCGAAACTAGAATGGTTCCCGCGCTTGCCCTTATGGCGCTATACGAACAACAACAAGAGGAGTCAGACGAATGAGACACCGCGTATATATAGCGACACAAGGTAGCCCTAAGCCGTTCGCCTACTATGACGCAGCGAACAAGGCACAAGCGAACACAAGGGCCATTGCACTACGTGACAAGCACAAGGGCAAGGGCGTAACAATAACAGTAGAGGAGTCTAACAATGGATAAGCTGCATCAACTATCGGACGATTGGGGCTTTCATGACCCCATTGATATGGCTGAGTCATATGCGTTCGAGGGCGTATACCCTGCCATATGTATGAACAAGGGCTGCGGTTACTCAACCGAATACGAACCTGATCAGGGCAAGGGATGGTGCGAGTCTTGCTCGACTAACACCGTAGTAAGCGCCGCCGTTCTCTTGGGTATTATCTAAGAACCCGCCTGAGTTTTTATCACTAACGAATCAATACAATGGAGTCGCTTTCGGGCGGCTCTTTTTTGTGCATTGTCAAGAGGTTAAATACCAGAGTGATTCGTTGTGGTCGTGGTTCAGAGTCTTGGGGGATTGTCAAACGATTAACGTGGGTGCTGGCGATTCGCCCTCCGAGCGCAAGGAAAAACATTTGTCAAGTGAACATTTGTATTGACAAGGGTTGGGACCCTCCAGATTACTGGGGTGATTCGCGGGTGGGGCGCGTTACCACTTATATTTCCAACATAAAAAAAATAATCGTACAACTAAGGTGCGACATACGGTCGCATACAAGCGTCTATTACCTCCCCGACATCGCGTACCCACTCACGACAACGACCTGCGCTACCTACTTAAGTAACCCCTAACAAAAAAACATTCGTGTAATATCAACGACATATAAAATAGTTGAGAATCTCATGTTTACTATTGCAGAAAAAGGGGTGTATATATAAGTAACAGCACTACGTAAGTTTCCTACGTAAGTATTTATACATATCAGTATATATACAATGTAGTATAGAGACGTAAGTATATACTATAGTATGCTTAGGTCGGAGCTATTGTAGTATTTACTACAATTCCACTTTAGTGCTACACAAGTTTCCCCCAACCATGACGAACCTTTCCATCATATAAACCATAAAGAGATGTGGTCATGCCGATGGGGTAAAACCTTAAGAGAGAACCTATTATGTCGATCCCTTCAATTCCCTACAGCGAGATCATCGCTAAGAAAGTACGTGAAGGCGTCCGTAATGGTGTCTCCATTAAAGATATTATGGGGTCGATCCAGAAGTATCAAAATGCACCCTCAAGTACAGCTACCTTCTATAAGCTATATGGTGAAGACATTGCTGAGACTAAAGCTAGTATTGTCGCTGCCATTGGTAATGTCGTTGTGCAGCAAGCCTTAGATGGTGACTTTAAGTCCCAAGAGTTCTATCTACGTTCTAAGGGTGGTTGGTCACCTAACAGTACGATTAACGAGATGGAACTAGAAACAGACCCTGACACAGATGACAGTGCTATTGACAGTCTGATGGGCCTACTAGGAAAATCAAACCCCGATGACCAAACTTCCAGTAACAGCTGACGATCTACGGTCTCTTTCCGATGAAGAGGTTGCAGACATCCTACGTAAACTTGGCCCTGCTAAGGCAGAAGAGCTAAGGTACAACTGGGAGTTTTGGGCTAGACCAGATCAGTTAGAGCCGAAGGGCGATTGGTCAACTTGGTTAGCCTTAGCTGGACGTGGCTGGGGTAAGACCCGTGCTGGTGCTGAATGGGTACGTCATCGTATTAAGAAGGGCGATAAGATCGTTCATTGTGTCGCTCCCACTAAGGGTGATGTAAGACGAGTTATGGTCGAGGGTGACAGTGGATTACTTAATGTCTGCTGGAAGGGTGATGAGACTTATCGTGGTAAACACGTAGGCTTCCCCGTCTGGTCACCAACAAACAATTCATTAACATGGGAGAATGGGGCTAAGGCTGTATTCTTCTCGGCGGAAGACCCTGAGCGTCTCCGTGGTCCACAGGCATTTAGTGCATGGACTGACGAACTTTGCGCATGGCGCAACGCACAAGAGACTTGGGACATGATGATGTTCGGTCTGCGTCTAGGACGTAAGCCACAAGTCTTTGTGACAACAACCCCCAAAACAACTAAGCTGCTACGTGGCATCATTGCGGATGAGAACACTCTTATCAGTAAGGGTTCTACCTTTGATAACTCTGCTAACCTTGCAGGTTCATTCTTAGATGCAGTTAAGAAGACGTATGAAGGCACACGCCTTGGTAGACAGGAACTATACGCTGAGGTCTTAGACGAGGCATCAGGTGCTTTGTGGAATAGAAACCTCCTGCATAAATGTGAGGTAGACAAAGATGCTATCCCACAACTTGCTCGTATTATTGTTTCTATTGACCCTGCTGTTAGTGCTAATGCTGAAAGCGATATGACAGGTATGATTGTCGCTGGCATAGATGTTAACGGCATCGCATACGTATTAGAAGATCACACAGATCGCTACACTCCACAACAGTGGGCTGCTAAGGCGATTGACCTATATCACAAACACATGGCTGACCGCATTGTTGCGGAGAAGAACCAAGGTGGTGATATGGTACGACACACTCTACACACCGAAGACGAAACCGTCCCAGTTAAACTCGTACATGCAAGTAGGGGTAAGATGGCACGGGCTGAACCTGTCTCTGCTCTATACGAACAAGGTAAGGTTAAACACGTCAAGGGACTAAACGACTTAGAGGATCAGATGGTACAGTGGGAACCTTTAGGGTCCACAGGCTCACCAGACCGTCTTGATGCTATGGTATGGGCTATAACGGACCTCTCATTGAATGGATATGCAAAACCACAGCTAGTGCTGGCATACTCTAACGCACAAGGCTTAAAGTAAAATGGCAAAGAAACTTTCTCCAACGGAAGCTACAGGCATCTTAGGTGTCTCTGGCGACAACACACACAACGGTCAAATCCGTTCGGACGAGTTTCTCTCTGAGCTACGTGGCAAGAAGGCTATCCGCAAGTACCGTGAGATGCGTGACAACGATAGCACTATCGGTGCTGTCATGTATGCTACTGAACAGGTACTACGTGATGTAGACCTTAAGGTATTCCCTGCTGACAATACCCCTGCTGCACAAAAAGAGGCTGACTATGTACAGAGTGTTCTGGAAGATATGGATCACTCACTTGACGATCATGTGGCTGAGGCTCTATCCTGCCTATCTTATGGTTTCGCTTGGTTCGAGATTGTATATAAGCGCCGTGTTGGTCCTACTGAAACTAACGACAAGAAGCGTTCTAAGTATTCTGATGGTCGTATGGGTGTCCGTAAAATTGCTATGCGCGCGCCTTGGACAGTTTCTAAGTTTGATGTAAACCAACAGACTGGTGACATCTTAGGCATTTACCAAGAGGGTAGCTATGCAGGTTCTAACAGCCATTACATCCCCTCCCGCAAAAGCCTTTATTACCGCACTACTACTATTAACGGCGATCCCAGTGGTCGTAGTATCCTACGCAATGCTTATACATCTTATGAGTACCTAAACAACCTGCAAGCTATCGAAGCTATTGCGGTTGAGCGTGAACTTGCTGGTATCCCAGTTGCACGTATTCCTTCGGAGTACCTCTCAGCTGATGCTACCCCATCACAGGCTGCCTTTAGACAAAACCTAGAGCAAATCCTACGTGATGTTAAGTTCAACGAACAAGGTTACATCATTACTCCCTCTGATACGTATCCTGACAAAGATGGCTCTCCTACCCAGATTAGGTTAGTAGATGTCGAACTTATGTCGTCCAGCGGATCACGTAACATTGATATTGACCCCATCGTTAGACGTTACCAGCATGATATTGCACGTAGCGTTCTCTCTGAGTTTCTAATGCTTGGCAGTCAGGGCGGTTCATACGCCTTGTCTAAAAGCAAGACAGACTTGTTCCTCCGCGCCCTAGAGAGCTACGTACAGCAGATTGTTGATGTACTTAACAAGCAGCTAGTTGAGCGCCTTTGGGAGTTGAACGGTCTGGACTATTCACTGATGCCAATTATTAAAGCTGGTGATGTCGCTCCTCACGACCTACGTGAGATTGCAGGGTTCCTGCGTAACCTTAACGGCGCGGATATTAACGTCAGTAATCACCCAGAGGTTATCCAAAACCTTATGGACATCGCTGAATTGAATTATGACCCTAATGGGGCTACAGAAACAGAAGAGCCACAGGCTCCCGAAGAAGAACAGGAAGAAAAATAATGGCATATCTTAATGATCGCGTTTTCGACGAAGGACTATCAATCCTTGACTTAGAAGCTAACGCAGTCTATGTAACCTCTACTGAGGCTACTGACTACACAGAGGCTACCTCAACCTATGCGTTGGGTAACTCGACTTCCCTATCCATCGCTGCTCCATCGGATCGCGCTGGTGGCGGACGTAAGGTTACAGTATCAGCTATTGCTGACGGTTCAATCACAGGTACAGGCACAGTTACTCACTATGCGCTAGTTGACACAGCTAACTCTCGCTTGTTGGCTACAGCAGCCCTTACAGCCTCACAGTCTGTAACAAACGGTAACACATTTACCCTTGCTACATTTGACATCGGCATCCCTGACCCAGTTTAAGGAATAAACTATGGCACTTGTTATTAAAGATCGTGTGAAGGAATCTACCACAACTACTGGTACAGGTACTTACACACTAGCAGGTGCCGAAGCTGGTTTTCAAGGGTTCTCCTCTGTTGGGGATGGTAATACGACCTACTACTCTTGCACTGACGGTGCTGAGTGGGAAGTGGGTATTGGTACTTACACTGCCTCTGGAACTACTTTGGCACGTACTACCATCCTCTCGTCCTCTAATGCGGACAGTGCAGTTAATTGGACTTCTGGTACTAAGTTTATCTTTGTCGCACAGCCGTCTAGTAAAGCAGTCCTCATGAATGTCGATGGGTACACTAATGGTACCGAAGTACAGACACACCTAGACGTTCACACAACCGAGGCTAATAAACCTTCCTACGCCGAGGGTCGCTTATTCTATGACAAAGCCTTCGGTGCTTTAGCTTTCTACAACGATGAGAGCGACATTACGCTCCAGATCGGGCAAGAAGAGTACATCCGTGTCTATAACGACACAGGATCGACTGTTTCCAACGGTACTCCTGTCTATCTAACTGGCGAGAGTGGTGCTACACCAACTATTGCTGTCGCTAGGGCGGACGGAACATACAGCCAAGCACAGGCCGTGGGTCTTGCAACTCACGACATTGAGAATAGTTCTATAGGTTATATTACTACTCGTGGTCTTATTGCTGACGTAGATACATCTGCACTAACCGTAGGTGTGCCTGTACACGTTGCTGTAGGTGCCTCTGGTGGTACTCAGACAGACTCTCCTACGTATCCTAACTACCCTACAGAAGTAGGTATCTGCCTAATCAGCGGTGTAAACGGGTGTATCTATGTTGACATCTCGCATGAGAGTTTCAAGACGATGCGGGTTGAGGGTAACGCACACTTTGATGCGGACCTAACGGTAGACGGTGACCTAACGGTTAACGGTACGCAGACCATCACGAACACGAACAACATTTCTTTGTCGGGTTCTTTCAACTACTTTAACTCTGGCGATACTATTACTGACGTTACCCACACGGGTACGGGTCTTGATGACGCTTTGTTCACTGGTCACTACAAGGGTACTAGCAGTAACAAGACGTTCAAGGTAAAGATTACAACTCTTAGCCACTCACAAGAAGATGACTACTTCCGTTGGTCTACTGACGATTTTGTCACTCAGTCTGCTGAGATTGAGATTACAGGCAACGACCAAGAGCTTGAGGATGGCGTAAACGTAAAGTTCAACGCTGTTACTGGACACACTCTGAATGATGTATGGTCTGGTGTAGCCTCCCCTACTAACGTAGACACAGGTATTGCATCTAACCGCAACACTGGCACTTCTGGTGTAGGTTATACCCACATTGGTATGTACTACGATGTATCTACTAACTTCTGGACGTTCTTTGATGCGTATTCACCAGAGCCAGAGGGTGCTATCGACACAGCACACGCCTCATTCTCCTACGGGGACATCAAGGTTAACTCTGTCATTGGTAACGTAGTTGGCAACCTTACAGGTACAGCCTCTAACGCATCACAGCTTCTTACGGCACGTAACATTACTTTATCTGGCGATGTAACAGGTACAGTATCCTTCAACGGTAGTGCTGACGCTGCTATTACTGCTACAGTGATAAACGACAGTCACACACACGATACTCGCTACGTACAACTTGCTGGCGACACTATGTCAGGGACACTTAACGTGCCTACAGTAGACTTAGGTGACTGGACTATTACTGAGACAGGTGGAAGCCTTATCTTTCAATATCAAGGTGTGACTAAGTTTAGTATGAACTCAAGTGGCACAATGTCTGTCGCTAATGACGTAGAAACAGACGCAACCTTCTAATCAACCTTAGCTAATAGTGAGAACACGACGATGGCAATCAAGATCAACGGCACCGAAGTAATTAACGACAGTCTTAACGTAATTAATGTCGGGACTGTTAGCGGACGCAACGTATCCTCAGATGGTACTAAGCTAGATGGCATTGCTTCTGGTGCTGATGTGACTCAGGCCAACCTTGGTTCTGCACTAACGTCCTTGTCTACTCACTCCAACCCTGCTTCCTCTGACATCCTCCCTATCTACGATGTATCAGCTGGTTCTTGGAAGAAAGCTACTGTAACTAACTCCGCCTTGCAAGGGCCTACGGGTTCTACTGGTGCTACAGGTCCACAGGGAGCCACAGGGCCTCAGGGAGCCACTGGTGCGCAAGGTCCGCAGGGTAACATAGGAAATACGGGTCCACAGGGTCCTATCGGCCTTACAGGCTCCGCAGGAGCTACTGGCGCTCAAGGCTCTACTGGTCCGCAAGGTCCACAAGGTGATGACGGAGTAGCAGGAGATACTGGCCCACAAGGAAATACTGGTCCACAAGGACCTACTGGACCTAAAGGTGACACGGGAAACACTGGTGCTACAGGTCCACAGGGAGCCACAGGCCCACAAGGCCCTCAGGGTTTAGCAGGCCCAGCTGGCTCTACTGGACCTACGGGACCTACTGGACCTAAAGGTAATACGGGAAACACTGGTGCGGCTGGCTCAAATGGAGCTACTGGTCCACAAGGTCCACAAGGTCCTACAGGTGCTACTGGTGCTACAGGTCCAGCTGGTCCTAGCACTGTAGAAAATATGTACCTTGGTAACATAATGTACCACAACGGCGATACCAACACCTACATGCAGTTTCACGCAGCAGACCAATGGCGTGTAGTTACAGGTGGTGCAGAACGTCTTGAGGTAAACAACTCCCACGTTTTAGCTAGTGTCCAGTTTCGCTCAACCAGCAATGTTACAGCTTACTATTCAGACATGAGACTAAAGACCAAGACTAGCACTATTGATGATGCGCTTGGCAAGGTAGGTTCCCTCGAAGGGTTCTACTACGTAGAGAATGAAGTTGCCCGTGAGAATGGCTACAACAATGATAAGCAACAGGTAGCTCTTTCTGCTCAGGCTGTACAAGCAGTTATGCCAGAGGCTATTCACCCTGCACCTTTCGATGTAGGTATTGATGAGAATGACCAAGAGTATTCTAAGTCGGGTGAAAACTACCTAACTGTCGATTACGCAAGGCTAGTGCCGTTACTGGTCGAGGCGATCAAAGAGCTAAAACAAGAGCTAGATGAACTGAAGGGGTAAGACATGGCATTACAGACAAGCGGTGCTATCTCTTTGGCTAACATCCAGACTGAGTTTGGCGGGTCTAACCCTATTAGCCTTAACGAGTATTATGGTGCCGCTAGTGGTATTCCTGCTAGTGGTGCTATCGACTTTGCTGACTTCTACGGTAAGTCTTCTGGACCTACGGCGAACACGGGTGGACGTTACATCGCTAACTCTAATTCAAGGATGAATATAACAAATGATTCCATCCTTTTCATGACCGGTTCTAATGCAGCATCCCATACCTCCCCCCCAAACACGGGTAGTGCCCCTGCCGTGTGGTATGTTGCAAGCACTAATGGGAGTTATGTCTACAGGTGTATTGGTTGGGCGACCACGGCCGTCGACAAATTTATAGCAAGTAACCTTGTTTTTGAGAGGTTATCAGGCGCTCCCTTACCTACAAGTGTTTCGGGTACTTTCCGTATGGACTACAATTCCTCCGTTAATGAGGGAGCATTAGAAACTACAACGTACATACCGCCTGCGGCCAGACAGACCGCCAATGCACCACATTCGTCAAAGTATTTTTGCATCAAGAGTATGACCAACACTTTCTCCACGGGCCAAAACACTGTTCCATTGTTTGGTGTAGATATCCTAATTTACAACTCTACCCTCACCTTCAACACCTAAACTTCCCCAAAGGAGTACCTTATGTCCTCAAGTAATGGATACACCTTCGAGTTGACCAACACTCCTTTCGCCAGAGACCATGCGTTACACTGCTTAAGTATGAGACCTGATGATTTCGTAGAGTACGGTAAAGCTATCAGGCAAGACACCCCCAATCAAACAAAGTATGATTTACAAAACGACCATAGCTTGAGCTTCATTCTAGCTTACGAAGGTGGTCAGCTTATGAATCAAGTGGGCGCAGTAAAAGTGGTCGATGGGGGAAACACTGTCTTCGTTCAGTATGGTATGACTGCCCCAGTTAACGGGGGTCTATCTTATGTGTACGGCAACTTATTCTTAGAGCTACTCAGGTTTCTGTCCTCTGAGGGCTACTTGAGGTTTTCTACTACTTATCAGATTGGTCACCCCGCTGCGGCCCTTTATGTTTATTTCTCAGAGGCATTTCCTCAGTACAACTTCACCTTTGGGTTAGATGGTACGGTAGGCAAGTTAACAATCGACTTAGTTGACCTATGATCTTGTATATCCCCCCTGCACGAGAGTTGGCAACAGAGGTTCCCCTCGCTAACCTAGTGTCCCGATACCCCTTTTACTGACCTTAAAGATACACAACAAGACTACGTTGCGAAGGTGACGATAACTAGGAGAACTACATGTTTGGTAACAATCCTTTCGCATCTACATCCTTCGTATCCTTTGGTGAGACAGAGTTTGACTTAGTTGCGGTTTCCATTTCCACTGGTGCGTCTACTGTGTCCTCGACTTCTATGCAAGAGGAAGAGACACTAGGTGCTTTGTTCGGCACTTCTGGCACTCCAGAATTAGGTACGGTTACATTAAACCAAGGTCAGACACTAGATACAAATACCGTTAATACTGCATCTGTCGTATTGCCCACTGCACTCATTCAAGAGGACGAGACTTTTGCCTCTGGTAATATTGATACAGACCCTTGTGTAATACCAGAAACTAATTTCACTGAGGTTAGTGTTCTTTCCTCTGTTGCACTAAGTCTTGGTGACCCAACCTTAGGTACCACACTTATAGATCAAGGTCAAACCCTTGTCGCCGTAGACTTGAGTGCCTCTTCTGTCGATCTCCCCGACACAGACATCTCAGAGGAAGAAACCCTATCAGCTAGGGACATTGAAACCACCTTCCCAGAGAACTCTACTACTGCAATGACAGAGCTAAAGATTCTGTCAGTCGGTAGTAACTTAGAGGTTGGTTCGGTAGAAGTACCAGACGTACCGATGGTCAAGGGTGAGGAACTGGGGATACAAGGATTTAACCTTGGCGTCCCTACAGTAGATGTACCCTCTTTAGGTCAAACACAGACTTTAGGTGCCACTGCTTATCTTTTCCTTGGTGGGGGACCTGCCGCAACCTCTATGTCAGAGGAAGAAACTCTGAGTGCTGTACCTATTTCCCTTGGGGTACCAGAGGTCTTACAGGTAGCCATCCAGCAAGACGAAAAGGTAGCTACCTTAGAGTTGCTATCCGAACCACACGAACTACACGACACTGACATAGCTCAGGACGAGAAACTATCCCCCAGTACACTAACCACTGGTTCTGTTTCGGTAGCAACACTTTCCATATCTGAGGAAGAGACGTTATCCGCCGAAGAAGTCCAGCTTGGGGCAACTATACTACAGTTCCCTGCTATAAATCAGTCTCACATCTTGTCATCAAATGACGTAGAGACAGGTGCCGCCGAAGTAAGTGTTTCACTCCTTATCGGTGACCACAACTTTGAGTTTGCTGCCTTTATCTCGCCTGCGCACCAGTTGGGCGAACCTTACTACAACCCTAACTTGGCCCGTGTGGTTAACTTAGGAAGTACAAGGATCGGCAGTAGGGCAAAGGTTGTAAATGGTAACTCAGTTCAATTCAACAGTAACAACAATGCTAAGGTAGGCTAATGGCTTTTCGTATCAAAACAAACGACACTGGGCCTGTGCTGTCCGTAACTCTAACAGACGCCAATGGCAATGGTATCGGACTTGCAGGTGCCTCTGCCCGTTTTCACATGAAGGCTTTTGGCGCAACCTCACTTAAGGTCGACGCTCCTGCAACTATCATAGATGGTGTGAATGGTGTCGTTAAGTACGACTGGGTAGCTGGTGACACAGACACAGCTGGTACCTACTACGGTGAGATCGAAGTCACCTACGGGGATGCGACAGTAGAGACGTTCCCTAACAACGGTTACTTCACAATCATTATCAAGGAGGACTTAGACTAATGGGTACTAAGAACTTAACAGGTCAGATATTAAAGACTGATGAAGAACAACGCATGGTCTATGGCTGGGCCTCAGTAGTAACCGAAAAGGGTGAACCTGTAGTAGACCGCCAAGGCGATGTAATCGAACCTGACACGCTAGTACGTGCCGTAAACAAGTTTATGGAGCATGTCCGTGTAGGTAAAGAAATGCACACAGGGGAACAAATCGGGGCTGTAATACACTCGATGCCGATCACTAAAGAGATTGGTTCCTCCCTTGGCATACAGAGTGACCGAGAAGGTTGGGTCGTCGCGTTTAAAGTATATAACGATGACGTTTGGGCCAAGGTCAAATCTGGTGAACTAGCTGCCTTTAGCATTGGCGGCAGAGCAGTAAAGGAAGACTATAATGGCTAACCTTTTGAAACAGCTTGAACTGGACGAACTGTCTTTGGTGGATCGTCCTGCCAATGCTCAGGCAATGGTTTCACTCTTCAAGCGCGACAACTTCAACGGAGAAGAAATGACCGAAGAAACAGAAAAGTCTTACGAGACTGATAAAGTGGAATGTGAGACTTGCACAGCCGAGAAGGTATGCGACGACTGCGCTCCAGAGATGGAAAAAGCTGACGAAGTAGAAGCAGAAGCTGTAGAAGAGGTTAACCCTCTCGCAGAAGAAGTAGAACGCTTGAAAGCAGACAACGAAGAGTTGCGTAAAGCACTCATCGAAGGTGGTTACGTAATTAGTGCTGATAGCATTGAGAAGAAAGCCCCAGCCGAGTTCGTCGAGTATGACGGCGAGAGCATCAATAAAGCAGACATCCCTGCTGTAATCTTGAAAGCTCTTGAAGCTGCCGAGATCGCTAAGGCAGACGCAGAGTTGACTACAAAAGCGGAAGCAGCTCTTCCTAACTTTGATGTCGCAACTGCTAAAGAACTTGTTAAGTCTTTCGAGACTAACGAAGAGATCATGGGCGTACTAAAGGCAGCTGATATTGCTTTCGGTGCAACTATGGAAGAAGTAGGCAAGTCTGATGTTGACGGTGAGTTCACTACCGCAGCTGATAAACTTGATGCACTTGTAAAGTCCTATCTGGACACCAACACACTGAAAAAGAGCGACTACGCTAAAGCATACGCTGCCGTAGCAAAGACCGACGAAGGTAAAGCTCTAATCACTAAATCCTATAAAGGGGAATAATCATGGCTGTTATGCAATCACGCGACAACCGCACTTTCGTAGCTGGGGAAGACCTTTCCGCTGCACAATTCAAATTCGTAACACTAGAAGCAGACGGTAAAGTCGATCTTGCAGACGCAGCTGGCGAAAACGCTATCGGTGTCTTGCTAGTAGGCGCAGCTGCTGATGCTGCTGTCACTGTATGTGTATCTGGCTCCGTAATGGTAGAAGCTGGTGGCGTTATTGCTGCTGGTGCGCAAATCCAAGCTGGTGCCGATGGTACTGCTTTGACTGCTGCCGCTGGTGATGTCGTACTAGGCTATGCTCGTGAAGCTGGTGTAGATGGTCAAATCATCGAAATCGAAATGATTACTGGCGGCAACGTAGTAGCCTAATCTATAGCATTAAAGGAATAACATAATGCCACAACTAACACCTTCAAGCGTCCACTTGGACCAACCGTTGACAAACCTAACACTAGCGTTTGCTCAAGACCAAAACAACTTCATTGCTGACAAGGTATTCCCTACAGTCGGCGTTGAGCGTCAGTCAGACAAGTTCTACGTCTATGACCGCGACAACATGAACCGTACTGGTGACGTTAAAGTTCTTGCTCCACGCACAGAAGTTAACCGCATCGGCATGTCAATCTCCAACGAATCATACTACGCTAACGTGTATGGTTTGGCTATGGACTTTGACCAGCAGACTTTGGCAAACGAAGACGCAGCATTGGACATCCGTTCAGCTGGTGCGCAGACTTTGGCAACACGTTTGATGATCCACCGTGAAGAGCAGTTTGCAACAAACTTCTTCTCCGCATCTATCTGGGGTTCAGAATCAACACCAGCTAACTTGTGGTCTGACTACACAGATGGCACACCAATCGAAGACGTAACAAACGCTCGTCGCACCATGCAACTTAAGTCTGGCGGTTACAAGCCAAACACAATGGTTGTCGGTAAAGAAGTACGTGACATCCTTATCAACCACCCAGCAATCCTTGCACGTCTAAACGGCGGCGCAACAACAGCAAACACAGCACTCATCACTGATGCTAAGTTGGCTGAAATCTTTGAAGTCGAGAACTTCTTGGTTATGGAAGCTGTGAAGAACGACTCAGTTGAAGGCGTAGCGGAAAGCAACTCTTTCATCGGCGGTAAGCACGCTTTGTTGGTACACGGTCCACGCAACTCAGGTTTGATGACCCCAGCGGCTGGCTTGACCTTCGCATGGAACAACATTCCAGGTGCAAACAACATGGGTATCACAGTAGAATCATTCTCTGATGATGCACTTAAGCGTCAGCAAGTTGCTGAGCATATCCAAGTTAAAATGGCCTATGACATGAAAGTCACAGGTGCTGATTTGGGTTACTTCTTCGATACAGTAGTAGCTTAAACAACTTAGGTGGGGGCTTTAGTGGTCCCCACCACTTTACATTAAGGATACCCCGACGATGACTATGCCCCTACAGTATGACCGACCCCTGTTCGTTAAAGTCCCCTTCACTGGTAAGAAACGTCAGTGGGATCGACAGGAACACTTCCCTTGGAAAGAGCTATCAGTAGATAAGACTGCTGTAGAGGCTCTATATAATAATAACTACCTATACCATAACGGTGACCTAGAGAGTAAAGCTAAGGTTGGCGATGGTTTAGAGGCTCTTGATGCAGACGCACTCCTCGCTGTAGTAGCGACCATCAATGAGAAGGTAAAAGCTAAGACTAGCTCTAAAGCAGAGTATGACCGTAAACGGTGTAAGCAGTCTAAGATAGATGACAAGCAACGCGGACTAATCCGTAGTTGGCGCAGAACACATGGACAGTTGGAGAATGACTGATGGCTTGGAGCTACGACGAAGGTAACTTAAATACAGATAGCGCACTTGGGCGATTGAACGCCATCAGGTTGCTTATTGGTGATACCGATACTAACGACCAACAAGTGCAGGATGAGGAAGTATCCTTCGCCTTAGCTCAAGCTAACAACAACGTCTACAAGTCTAGTGCTTGGTTATGTCGTGTCATTGCAGCCAAATACTCCCGTAACGTAGACAGTGAGATCAGTGGCGCACTAAAGGAAAGTGCCTCACAACTCAAGGCTCACTACGTTGCACTCGCTGATACACTTGAGTATCAATCACAGAAGTTGGGTGGCATTGGTATTGCAGCTGGCGGTATCACAGCATCCACTGTCGATGGCGTAAGAGCTAACACCAACCGTGTTAGACCTGAGTTCAACAAAGACCAGTTCAAGATAGATAAAACAGATTATAACTACGAGTAAGGACAGGTCACATGAGAGCGTACAACTTACTCAAACTGGTAGACCGATACGGTCAAGACCTAACCCTTATTAAGTCCACTACAGGGGCCTATGATCCTGCTACAGGGTCTGCAACTAGCACGACTGAGAACTTTATATTTACTGGTTACATGTACGATGTGCTAGAGGGTATTAGTATTAGTGATGTAAGACGCGGTTCACGTAAGTGTGTGATACCTCCGACTAACCTTGGTACTATCCCAGATGATGGCGACCAAATCTCTGGTTCTGGCGATGTCGTTAACATTACATCTGTCTCAACGATGTACTCTGGTGGCACTGTTGTATGTTACATTTGTGAGGTATCAGAGTGATAGACGTCCAGTTAAACAAGAGCGTCTTTAAAAAACTAGATGGGTTAGAGAAAGCAGCTGACGACTACTTAGAGGATACGCTGTACTCCATAGCAAACGATGCTGTCAACTTAACAATAACCTCTGTTGGTACTAACACCAAGAACCTTAATGTAGGTGCTGTAGATACTGGGGCTTACATCCAATCCTTTTCCTTTGGTGTAGGTTCTGGACGACCAAGAGGTAAGAGTTCCCGTAAGAAAAGACGAGGTGTGTCGCCTAACTCCCTTAGAGATGATGCCATGTTTAACTTAACCGCAGATATTAAACGAGCCAACCTAAAGAACTCCACAAGCACAAGGATCACCTTACGTAACGGTTCTCCCCATGCTAACTTTGTAGAGTACAAGCACGGCTTTTATATCTTTGCTAAACTAAAGAGGAAATATGGCTAACATAACTAAAGAGATTAGGTCGTTGTTAGAGACACAGTTGTCTAACATCACTGATGCACCTGACATAGCTTACCAGAGCGTTCCTTACAGCCCTACAACGGGTACTAGCTACATTGAAGTAAACTATCTGCCTACTTCACGTAGACCTTCTGTACGGGGCTTAAACCCACAGCAAAGATATGAAGGTATCTTCGCCATCTTATGCTACGCCCCAGAGGGTAGCGGACCAGCTGCGGCTGAAACTATCGCAGAGAACGTGATGACTGCGTTTGAAGCCACGACTTCACTAACATCAAACAACATAACCGTTTCTATAGACTACTCTGAGGCCCAACAAGGCTACCTTGACAGCCCTTGGTTCGTAGTACCTGTTAACATCGGTTGGTACGCTTACAACTAATTCTAGGAGAATACAATATGGCCTTTGCACAGGGTTCACGTTCCAGTTTGTCTTACATCGTCGAAAGCACTTTCGGCACGACACCAGCTGGTAACTTCCAAAACTTACCATTCACGTCTCACTCACTTAACATGACTAAAGATCGTGTTGAAGGTACAGACATTCAAGCTGACCGTATGTCACGAGTTGACCGTCACGGTAACCGCACAGTAGCTGGTGACATCCAAGCTGACCTTCGCGACACAGACTTCGACGACTTGATCGAAGGGGCTATGATGTCCACTTGGTCTGCTGACGTAATCAAGATCGGCACTACACCAAAGTATTTCTCAATCGAGGATTACGCTGCGGACATCGACCAAGCTCGTTTGTTCTCAGGTTGCTCAGTCAACACACTAGCAGTGGCCCTTGCACCTAATGCTATGGTCGCAGGTACCTTTGGTATCGTTGGTAAAGACATGGCCATCAGCGCCACAGAGAAGACACAGGACGCCGCTACAGACGCCTCTCCATACGATGCCTACTCTGGTGACCTAGAGATCGGTGGAACAGCCTCAGCTATCGTTACAGCGATGGACTTCACACTTACAAACGGACTAGCACCTACATTCGTAGTTGGTGACGACAGTGCGCCTTCCCTTGAGGTTGGTAACGCAGTTATCGAAGGTTCTATGTCAGTGTACTTTGAAGACGCAGCAATGCTCAACCGCTTCATCGACGAGACTGAGACTTCCCTTAAAGTTACTGTGGGTGACAACGAAGCTACTCCTAACACTCTTGAGTTCTTCTTCCCCCGCTGCAAGATTAACAGTGCAGACGTAGGTGTCGATGGCCCAACAAGCCGTATGATCGCCCTGTCTTTCGTCGCTCTACGTGACGACACTGAAGCAACAAGCCTACGTATCACACGTAGCTAAAGAGACCCCTCGCGAGGGCGGGGAGCGTTGGTGTCGGGTCCAGCGTTCCCCACTACTTTCATACCCGACATAAAAAGGAATACCCGAATGGACCTTAAAGACCTGACACCGAAATCAGACACTGTTGAAGTTGTAATCACCCACCCTTCTACTGGCAAGCCACTGACTAACGATGATGGCTCCGAAATGGTAATTGTGATGTACGCTACACACACCACTGAGTACAAAGCGGAAGTACACCGCCAGACCAACCTTAAACTTAAGCGTATGGAAAAGTCTGGCAAGATGTCTATCACAGCTGAGGACTTAGAAGAAAGCGCCCTGCTACACATGGCTAAGGCTACTAAAGAGTGGAGCATCACCTATGATGGTGAACAACCTAAGCTCACAGTAGATAAGGCTAAAGAAGTCTACGGCGCTGCATCTTGGATCAAAGGACAGATTGAAGAAGCTCTTGCTGAGAGCGTGGATTTTACGAGTGTCTAACTGACAGCCTACAAGAGTATTGTGAGCATCAGTTTAAGCTGGCAAAGCCCAGTGAAGACGGACATTCCCTTAGAAGCCACTTAGAGCAAGTGGAGAAACAAACTGGTCGGCCTGTCGCACTACTAGATGGGCCACCTTTTCCCACGGGGATGTCTCACGTATTCACTTCTTTCTTGTCGTTAAGTAATGGCAGGACAGCAGGGTTTAACGGACCTAACCCAATAACCTACTCTGACATGAAAGCGTGGGTAGAGTTGACGGGTACACCCCTTAGCCCAAGGGAAGTTGGCGCTATAAAGCTCCTTGACGCAACATACATAAGGATTATGACAAGCGATGGCTGACGATATTAAACTTACCGTAGACTCCTCTCAGGTAAAGGCAGCTACTGCGTCTGTCAGAGGTCTAGGTGGCGCGTTAAACAAGACGAGTATCCAACAAGGACAACTAACTAAGCGTAGTAAGAAGTTCAGCATGGGTATGCAACAAGCTGGTTTCCAAGTAGGTGACTTTGCAGCCCAAGTACAGAACGGTACAAGTGCTATGACCGCTCTTGGTCAACAGGGTCCACAGTTGTTGGGTATCTTTGGTGTGTGGGGTGCGCTTGCGGGTGCTGCCCTAGCTATCGGTACAGCTATTGCTAAGGTCTCTATGACTGGCAAAGAGTTGTCGTTTGACTTCAAGCGTATATCCAAAGACCTAAAGCAACTTTTCGCTGGGGCTATGCCTTTCCTTACAGCTATAGGTGACGCGATTAAGTGGCTGGGTAGCCAAGTGATGAAAGTAATTAACTTTATGATCGTTAGCCTAGCTAAGTGGTACACCTTCCTGTCGTACTTACCTGCTATCACTAAAGACGTTATTGCTAAGGCTAAGTTGTACTGGGAAGCGTTAGGTCTTGGGATACAGAGTATGAACGCTAAGATTAACCTAAACGTCAACAACTTCCTGATTAAATTTAAGATCGGATTTAGAGAAGGGCTAGAAGCTGTACTAGGGTTTGCTGTAGGTTTTGGCCTTGCTTATGTACAAGTGTATAAGACAGCTTGGGTCAACATTAAAGCCATCTTTAAGAACTTTAGTAGTTGGTTCGGAGATTTGTTTGCTAACGCTATAAACAAAGTTATCGACAAAGCCAACAAAATGATTAATGTACTTAACACTGCCTTCGAACGGTTTGGTGGTACAGGTTTTGGTAAAATAGACGAGATACCAACATCAACTAAAAATAAAGCTAAGGAAGAGTACGAAGGTTTTGGTACATCTATCATGGAAGCCTTCGCAAGAGGTAAAGACATGGTTGACCTCGGTTCCGCTAACCTCGACAATGAGACTAGGATAATAGAGGAAGCCACTTCGTCCTTTATGAAAGCAGAGGCTGCGCTAAGTGCGCTTCGTGTTCAGATGGACAAGCCAATGCCTTCTATGGTTGAGATGAAAGCAGCTATGGAAGCTATAGGTGAGTTTGACTTGGGTAGCTACTTTAGCCTAATCAATAAAGCTGCTGATGGAACTAAGAGTAAGCTCAAGGAAGTCAAGTCTGATGCTGAGTTAGCCCGTGATGCACTAGCCAATTCTATGGAAAGCGCAATGATGGGGTTGATTGACGGCACTAAGTCTGTTAAGGATGCTTTCAAGTCTATGGCCGCTGAGATCATTAAAGAGCTATACCGCATTTATGTCGTTAAGAAGATTACTGGCGTGATTACAGGTGCGCTGGAGGGTTCTAAAATACCCCTCCTTGGTGGTAAGGCTAACGGTGGTCCAGTTGCAAGTGGAGGTAGTTATCTTGTAGGCGAACGTGGTCCTGAGATGTTTACACCTACTATGGGTGGCGGACATATTACTCCTGCAAGTCAGACTAATGCTGGTGGTGTTACTGTCGTCCAGAACATTAACGTATCGACAGGCGTACAACAAACTGTACGTGCTGAAATCCGACAAATGATGCCACAGATCGCTCAGAGTGCCAAGGGTGCTGTACTAGATGCGAAGAGACGTGGTGGTAGTTATGGGAGTGCATTTGCATAATGGCTATATCTTATCCACTTACTATGCCAACTAATATTGGTATGGCTAGTATTGAACTACGGGCTAAGAATACAGTCGCTGTATCTATGTCACCATTCACATACAAGTCACAGACACATTCCTACGATGGTCAAATGTGGGAGGCGGACGTAACTCTGCCTCCTATGAACAGAGACGATGCTGAGGCTTGGGTGTCTTTCCTTATGTCGATGAAGGGTCGTGCAGGTTCGTTCTTGCTATACGACCCCTCTGCTAAGTCCACTAGGGGTACTGCTACTTCCGCTACAGTTAACGGCAGTGTTGGTGATGATAGCGTTACTGTTGTTATGACAGGCACACTTAAAGCTGGCGACTATATTCAGCTGGGGGCTTCCTCTGATGCGACACTACACAAGGTCTTAGTTGACCAAAGTGGTGATGGTACATTAGAGATATGGCCTAAGCTGCGTAAAGATCGTTCTAGCGTATCAGCCGTCTTGGTTAAAGCCTCTGGTGTGTTTAGACTAGCTTCCAACGAAACGTCTTGGTCCGTAGATAACGCCAGTTTCTTTGGCATATCCTTTGGGGCTACGGAGGTCGTAGGATGAGCCGTACAATAGACAGTGGGCTACTTGCTGCGTTAACAGGCAACTCTGTAGAACCCTTCTACGCTGTTGAGTTACTGTTTGACGTTAAGACCACAACAGATGTTAATGGCGACCCTATAGACATTGGCCCCATGCGTATGTGGACTGGTCTTGGCAACAGAACTATTAACGTAAGGGGTACCGATCAGGTTTTCGCTGGTACTGGTGCCTTACTTAATATCGCAGCTGCCGAAGAGGTGGGTGACCTATCTGCTAAAGCAATGACAATCAGCCTAACAGGTCTTGATAGCTCTATCATTTCCCTAGCTATGCAAGAGCCTTACCAAAGACGTAAGGCAAGAGTTTACATGGGTGAAAAGAGCGTACCCAGTGTCGTTGAAATCTTTAGTGGTCAAATGGACACTATGCAGATCACAGACGAACCAGACATGTCTACAGTGGTTATGACCATTGAGAGCAAGCTGGTTGAGTTGGAGCGTTCCCGTAATTGGAGATATACAGATGAAAGCCACAAGTCCCGTCACAGTGGTGATACTTTCTTTTCCTATGTGCAGTCTATACAGGACCAGCAAGTAGCATGGGGAAGAGCGACAGGCTAAACGCCTACTTAGAGAACGTATCGGGTCTCCCATTCGAGTGGGGTACTCACGACTGCTTTACCTTCACCAACGGTGCCTTTAGGGCTATGCACGGTGTGGGTTATGCTGACGACTGGATGGGTCGTTATATGAATGGCTCTATGCCTCACGGTAAGCGTTCTATGATGCGGGAGTTTAGGTACTCTACGATAGACGCAGCCTTATGTCATAAGATGGCTAAGATAGAACAACCCGTCTTTGGCAGTCTTGTCACGACAAAGAAGAACCAGCGGTGGGTAACTGGTGTGGCTCTTGGTATATGCCTTGGGTCTAGGAGCGTCTTCTTATCTAAAGAAGGTCTTATCAGATTGAACGTCGAGGACGTAGAAAGTGCATGGGTTCTTAAATGAAAAATAACCTACCTTACAATGTAATGAACCATGCTAACCAGTGGGATAAAGCACCTAGAGACCCTGTATCTATTGGTTCCTTTATCCTTGGAGCTAATGTCGGCACTACTGCAATTCTCTTCGGCCTTACAGGCCAAATGATAGTCGGCTATATCGCTACTACCCTAGTTACCAACCTCCTTATGAGCGTCCTAATGCCTAAGCCAGACAACGGTAGTGCATCTGGTAGCTCAGGGCTACTAACTAACGGTAAGGGTGCTACAGACCCCTCACAGGTCGTATACGGTCAAGTACGTAAGGGTGGTACTGTTACCTTCCTAGAATCTACTGGTTCTAACAACAAGATACTTCACCAGATCATTGTACTAGCCAACCATGAGGTTGAAGAGATTGGCGACATCTACTTGAATGATGAAGTCGTCACTATGTCTAATGAGAATGTAACCTCTGCCCCTTACAATGGCTTCCTAAAGGTATATAAGCACACTGGTAACCAGACTAGCGTAAATGATAGCTTTGCTAACAGTAGTTCTGATCTAGCCAGCACACTTATTGCAGAAACAAGTACGGGCAGTGACTTCGTAGGCAAAGGTCTCTCTTACTTATATTGTCGCTTCACATACGACCAAGACGCTTACACTAACGGCCTACCTACAGTTACCGCAGTTGTAAAGGGTAAGAAGCTAGTTAAGACTATCAATGGCGTAGAACAGACACCTGTATATACTAACAACGCTGCTTGGGTCATCAGAGACTATCTAACTTCTGAGTACGGCCTAGACGACGACAGTATCGACGATGCTACGTTTGAGGCTGCTGCTGTTGTATCTGACAAGACTGACATTTTGTCGGACGGGTCGCGCCAGTATGTTGTTGATGGTGTAGTTAGCCTTAACCAACCTATCGGTGATATACTTAACCAGATGATGACCTCTTGTGCTGGTACTCTCTTCTGGGGTGCTGGTCACTGGAAGCTATACGCTGGTGAGTTTATCACACCCACAAAAACCCTCACACTAGACGATCTTAGGTCTGGTATCTCACTTGATACGAAAGTGTCTACAAGAGATAACTTCAACAAGATCACTGGTACGTTTATCGACAAGACCCAAGACTGGATCAGTGCGGACTATCCTGCTGTTGCATCGGACCTATTCTTAGCTGACGACAACAACGTAGAGACTGCTACCGACCTACAGTTGCCGTTTACCACAAACAGTATTGCAGCACAACGTCTAGCAAAGCAGACACTGTACAGAAGCAGAGAACAGATGTCTTTGTCTGCTGACTTTGGGTTAAACGCCTTAGACGTTGAGGTTGGTGACTTCATTAAGTTCCGTAACGAGCGTTATGGTTGGGGTGTTGGTAATGAGAAAACCTTTGAGGTAACAGGCTGGCGTCTTAACCCTGATCCTGAGAACCTAGACTTAAGAGTTAACTTGCAGCTTCGTGAAAGCAGTGAGGCTGCGTTTGGCTTTGGTGTTAGTGACGAAAAGGAAATCTTATCTAACAATACCACACTTCTGAAATACTATGATGTACCGTCAATCGGTCTTACGGTAACCCAAGAGTACCGTGAGGTTAACGAGAACGTAGTTAACGTCCTTGTGGTACAAGCCAACAGTGACGCCATAGAACGTGTTGACTCCGTTATCCTTAAGTACAAGAAGACCTCTGACACTAACTTTAAGTCTGTCGGTCAAACGATCTTGATTAACGGCGGTGATTCCGCAGGTAGGTTCGAGATCATTGGTGTAGATGCACCACAGGTTAACGAAGCTCCTATCAACTATACCATCTCTGTAACCCCAGTTAACGCCCTTGGTTTTAGGGGCCCAGCTGTTGAGACAAGCTATAACCTTACAGCTGATACAACACCACCAGCTGCACCTAGTAGCCTTACACACTTACTGTCAGGCGGTACTATCTTCTTTGACTGGACTTCCGTTGCTGACCTAGATTTGTCGCACTATAAGCTGTACTACTCTGCTAATGCGTCAGCTAACCTTGGTGATGCTTCTACACTTGCCGTTGTAGAAAAAATCGCTAGGCCTGCTACATCAATCTCGTACCCTGCTCTTGCGGGTAAGTTCTTTGTGTCTTCTGTAGATAAGACTGGTAACGAAAGCGCAACCGCTTCCTCTACCGTAATCAGTGCCGCTGAGTTACCGAGCCTCAACATATCTGATACTCACACGGAGAACCCTAGTTTCAGTGGTACAAAGTCTAACTTAACAGTGGCTGGTGGCAGTCTGTTTATGGCTAACTACTCAAGCTCTGGCTCTACAGGTACTTATGGCTTTGACCATGACGGAGCAGGCTACTTTGATGTAGGCACTTCACGCACAGTTAGGATTAGTTCGGGCATAACAGTTTCCCGTAAACACCAAGATGCTGTGGGTGGAGAAATTAGCTGGGATGCTATACCTAACAACTGGGATACTTGGCCAGACAACTTCGACACATGGACAGAAGAGACTGCTAACTTTAACGACTTCGCAGTAATCGTACAAGCTAGGGCTGCAACAACAGTAGCTGGCCTATCTAGCGCACCTTGGGTAACAGCCTCTGGAGAGATTGTTGGTCGTTACATCCAGTTCCGTGCTGTCCTATCTAACGCTAATGCAAAAGTAACCCCGAATATAACAGCACTTAGTGCTACAGTGGAGTATTAAGAACTATGTCACAACATGACTTTTCTATCGCCAACCAGACAGCCAGTAGCGCACGTAGTGACATTAACAATGCGCTACAGGCTCTGGCCTCTAACAACAGTGGAACCGCTGCGCCTTCAACTACCTACGCTAACATGCTGTGGTATGAGACGGACACAAACCGACTGTATATGCGCAACGAAGCTAACACAGCTTGGCTTAACGTGGCTTACATCGACCAGTCAGGTGGGCTAGAAATACTAGACGACACCAAAGTTGTAAACACAAGTGGTACTCAAACAGGTATTCTGGGGGACCAGTCAACAGCTACTTGGCAAGCTGGTACAGGTACGACACAGAGCCTTGTGTCGCCAGCTAATGTCAAGGCTGCTGTAATTGCCAATGCCTCATCTTCTTATGTGAGTAAGATAAACTTTTTTACTTCCTCAGACGCCTCTTGGTCCCCAGTTAACACTTGCAAAGCTATTGTTTGCGTTGTGGGTGCTGGCGGGTCTGGTGCGGCTACACTCTTTGGTGATGCGGCAACAGGTGGTGGGGGTGGTGGTGCTTGCTTTTCTTTTGTAGACCTATCCTCTAGCAACTCTTATGCTATTACGGTAGGTTCTGGGGGCGCTTCAAAAGGGGTCAACAAAAACAACGGTGACAGTGGCTCCCTGTCCCGATTCACTGGCTCTGGCATAACCATGACGGCTAATGGGGGTTCTGGTGGTACTCAGGGTAACGGTACTTTATCTGGGGCCTCTGGAGGTACAGCAAGCGGTGGTCAAATTAACTTAACGGGTGGCTCTTCGGGGTCTGCCAGTGCGACAAGTACAGAGGTTGCAGCCTCTGGTGGGGGCGGTAGTAGGTTACCTGATGGTGGAAGTGCCAATGGTGCTAACAGCACAGGCAGTGGTAGTTTTTCTGGTGGTAGCACTTATAACGAAGTTATTAATAGTTTCTCAGGGCTTTGGTACTCAAAGGGTTACACTGGAGCAGGTGGCGCTGGACGTGCAGATCGGCGAGATACCAGCGCCACCGCCAATGCTGGTGCGGGTAGCAGAGGTGGCGGTGGTGGAGGCGCTTCCGCCTATAACCAAAATGGTGGGCCCACTTACTTAAGCTCAGGTGCTGGTGGCGATGGCTTCGTCTTGATCTTTGAATTTGCATAAGGATAACCTAATGTCGTATAAACTTGGAACACGTAGTAAGCAGAAGCTGTCAGGTGTACACCCTGATATGGTCGCTGTAGTTAAACGGGCTATTGAGATTACCGAACAAGACTTCACAGTGATCGAAGGTATCCGTAACGTAAGTCGTCAACGGGAGTTGTATAAGGCTGGTAAGTCTACTACGATGAACTCACGACACCTAACTGGTCATGCTGTAGACCTAGCACCTTGGCCTATCTCATGGGAGTGGGAAGGCTTCTACCCTATTGCTGATGCTATGAAGGCTGCTGCTGAGGAGCTTGAGATTGATATTGTTTGGGGTGGCGACTGGAAGAGTTTTCCTGACGGCCCACATTTTGAACTCTCACGAAAGACGTACCCGTGAGTTTAGGTCTGTCTGGGACGCTAGACAAGATCAAAGGGGCTAATGGCCCTGCACAGATGGTTAGCTATAGCTTCTGGGGCGCACTGATTGCAGGTATGTTCTACGGTATCGACCCCTCATGCTTCCCCAACTGGCTAATTGCTTCGTGGGGCGCTGTTAGCTTGGCTATCCTACCTATAATGGTCTGGTGCAGTCGTAGTACCCTCCTAGTTGCCCTGCTAGTGGACATGGTGCTATCTACATACATTCTGGCGTTGTTCTTTATGCACCAACCCCACTTAGCAGAGCCAACCTATATGATACATGGTGCTAATGGCTACACGTCAGCTATGCGTAGCTCTATGCAGATGGGTCACAGCGTATCTGAATGGTTCCACGGGTATGCACTCATCTGGATGTCACTGCACTCTCTGTACTTAGCAAACTTAACACAACGACAACTACTAGAACGCAAGAGGTTTGCCAATGGATAGCACTCAAATAATGACCCTAGCTGTAACCCTACTTGGATCAGCTGGGGCTTGGGGTTTTCTCACGTTGAAAGCTAAACAGAACCATGAAAAGGCACTAAAGGATGATGCGGTGGTGGCACAATTTAATGACACGCTGAAAGAACAGGTGGATCGTCTGGCAACAAAGATGGACCAACTTACCTTAGACAAGGAACAACTACTGCTAGAGATGGGGGAAGTTAAAGCTGCACTGGCGGAAGCCAACGCCACCATCAAGCACCTAGAGACACTGTTGCGGACAAGACCATGACACCTGAGTGGTTAGACAAGTGGCGTATCTGGCCCCGTATGATTATCACCTTGTATGGTCTGGCTTTCTATAATACAACAAACTGGTTCATGGCCCTACCTGACCCAACTAATGCTCAGGCGGGGTTTGTTTCTGTAATTGTCGGTGCAGGGGCTGGCTTCTTTGGGATATACGTTAATGGTAAAACAACTCATTCTGTCGTTAGCCCTGATAACAACGCTAAGTAGTTGCAGTCAGATAAGCTCCTTAATTCCCCTCGGAGGGGGTACCAACGTAGCAGCCAACACTCAGATTGGTAAAGAGAACACACAGAACGTAGGTTTAAATAACTCCATACGTCCACAGCTGAGGGTGGAAGCACCTGTAGATAATATCATACAGGACACTAGCACTACTAAGAACACTGAGATTGACCCTCTTATGTTAATCCTGTTGATCCTTGGTTGGTTAGCTCCCTCACCTAATGAGATGGGCAGGGGACTACTCAGACTATTCAGACGTAAGTAAGACACAAAAAAGCCGTAGGTATCCACTCAAGGACGCCTACGGCTTTTCTGATTCTAATTCCCTCGCAGGGGTGTCAGTCTTTCTTCTCTTGTGCATTAGTAATGACGGTTGCTAGACCTTCATACAGTGTCTCAATGTCACCATTCATCTGCCCAAGTTGGTATGCACAGTAGGCACCCACAAAGATGTTAGCTACTAGGATTGCTTCAAATAATGTCATCCGTTTGTCTCCAAGTCTATTAGGCGGTCCATATACCACCGTGCTTTGTTAAGGTCTTCTAGGCCATTCTTATAACGCCAACGATGCAGATACTTTGCTATATTCCCTCGGAGGTACCCACAGTATTCGTTAAAGCTAAGGAAGTCTTGGATGTAGTCGATACATTCGATCTCTCCTTGACCGTAGTGCTGTGGTCGTTCTACAGGGTCAAACGCCTTGTCTAACCCA